TGACTTGCCAATTCACGCCCATCCAATTAAAATATCGTATAGCATAGAAGTTCTCGTAGGCAAAAGGGTCGGCCACAATACTTAGGCGATTCTCAAATATCAAATTTGGATTAAGATTCTCTCCGTCTCTAGTTTTAGAGGTAACTTTAACGAAATCGCCATAATAATTACGTTCGTCTGCAACTTCCTCCCAAACGCCAGGAACAGTCTTATCCGTAAATACGTATCCAATCGCGCCATAGTATTTTCCTACCATTTTGATTCCTCCTAGTTATAGGGGATTTCTATACTCTTTTCACATAAGCTAAATTAACCCAGCCAATCTTACTCTCAAGTCGTCCCCATTTGCCTAAAGTGGCGTCTACGACGAGGCCATCACTTTCTTCGATGATTGTGAGTCCTTCACCACTAGCGACCACCTTTACTATTTGCTGATTGCACCCTGGTCCTCTACGTACATTTAGAGATTTAGGAACGACTGTGACAGCGTAAGATTTAAACTCGTCCGTCGCCTCGTCAGCAATAGGTAAGACTTCATCCTCGACTTGTGGCTCAAGAATACCCTCTACAACTTTGGTTTGACTAAATTTTTCTTCACGCTCAATCCTGCGACAGTCAACACAGAGAGTTGGTTTATCTACTTTGGGTTTATATCCCGTAAAAGTGATGCCGCAGGTTGAACATGTTAGTTCTTCTGGTTTAGCCATCGCATTTCACCCCAAATCAACCAGCTGCTACGATTTGTTCAACAGTAATAGCAGATTTCGGACGTGTTAAAGCGCCAGACACCCTAGTTTCAATGAGGTATTTGTATTGGTTGTAGTCAATGTCGAAATCGTCAAACATTGTCACTTCGCCGCCACGATCAGCACCTAAGGTATAGTCACGAAGATTAACCATTATACCAATCAACTGACGCTCTTCCGTACCTTCAGTACGTGTCGCGTTCTCCATGACCTCAACTGTAACAATCTTGGTCACTCTAAGAGCTGATGTAAGTTCAGCAATAGTTGGGTACACACGACGCTGATTGAGATCCCGCGCCAACAACATTTTCGTTACAATTTCTTCCGTTGTGTACAGAGTTGGTGTACCACTGCCTTTATAACCGATACGCGCGAGTACGAACGAATCGATTAAATCAAGCACGGATACCCCAGACGCCACATCCACGTTGATTGTGTAGAGTTCGTCGTCGCCCCAAATTGGACGAATGCACTCAGTGTCGATATGATCGTCGGAGAGAATTGATCTCCCGTCACCTATCATAACTGCACGAGCCAATTCTTCGTCAAGGAGCAGACGCATTTCCCTCTTCATCCACGCAATTACGTCGAAATCAGTAATATCAATCATGTCGTCACGATCAATCTTCTGCTTCTTATATACTGTGGTGGGCGTTGTGATGCGTTTAAGCACTTTTATAACTTCTTCGATCTTGCGTTTTCCAGTTACATATCCCTTAGCACGAGCTTCATCGGCTGTCAAATCGGCAGCAGTGCTCTTAATGCGGCTGAAACGAGATTTGCTAACTTCGCTGAAGAATCCGGCAACCCAGCCGTCATCGCGCTTGATCAAATCTGGTGTGTTACGGATAAGCTGGGCGTCTGGGAATAGAACTTCAATCGGATCAATACCCCATTCCGTCGCATGGGCCAACCAGGACTCTTTTAAGGAACCAATCTTTTTCGCGTCTTCAACGATAGATGTGAATTGGTCATGCGTAAGATGGAAAGTCTCCTTTTTCTCGTTCTGTTTGTCAAAGATGTTTGTTTTCATAATACCTTCTCCTTCATTGTTATTAATATCAGAATGCTCAGCCGCACCTTCACCAATAGCTTGAGCAATCAAAGCGTATACAACGGTTTTTTGGGTTTCATCCAGTGTGTCAAAGACATCTTGGATTGTTGCATCTTCCGCGTACTTCGCATGCATAAGTGTTTCGACGGTTGGTGCCTCATGTTTTAGAGCATCATCAAGAAGTTTGTAAATAGCTGCACGTTGGCTTGTATTTACAGTGTTTATAACGCTCATAACTACATCCGTCTGTTGTTCATCAATTGTGTACTTTAGACGATTGCGAAGCCGTTCTTTTTGGTCATCCGTCAGATCCGCAATCTCACTTTCGATGATAGCCGTGCCTTCCGCCGTTGTCATGTGCTCCACAACGTCCTCTTTTGCAATTTCAAATTCTAACCCACTGTAGATAATGGCTTCAGACTCGTCGAGTTCCGTTCCATCACCGTGAGCAAAATATAGATTGTCAATAAGCGCTTCGGCATTCGCACCAGCAAGAACCAAACTTACTTCACGAATAACGCCATGAATGACGTTGGATCCTTTTTGCTTTAGGGCGTTGGCATAAATTGAGAGAGCTGTAATGTCGCCATGACCAACAGCTGTTTTGGTGTTTTTCGCCTTGTCAGTGTCGTTGAATGAGCAATATGTGTAAACACCATCTTCTCGATTCTCAAGTACGGCATGACCAAGGACATTCGTAGGCTCGTTATGCAAATGCTGCCATACAAGTGGCACTTTTTTACCATCGCACTCTTTGAAGGCGTCTTTAATAATTGTTCGACCGTCTGCACACTTCAAGTCGTTTTTCGTAGCATAGCCACTAAAATCGTATTTTACTGCCATTTTGACGGTTCTCCTTTCTTTATTTCACTTTGTCACTGATCGCTTGCATGACTCTTGTGACAATCTCTTTGTATTCTGGATCTAATTGCTCAATTGCATCAGGATTCTTCATCAGTGTTTCAAAGATTTGAATCATCTGCTCTTGAGTAATCTCATCAGGTTCTTCAGCTTTTGGATTAAGGTTCTTGTTTCTTAGTTCGTCTGCGCTAGGATCTTTAGAAGGCCTGTATCCTAGCACAGCCCTAAACTCATTGGAGGATAGAATCTCATTACGTGTATACTTATCAGCAACATTGGCAAGTTGGTTAGCTGGCACAAGACGGAAGATGTTCATGAAGTACATTATACTCTGCCTTTGTGTTCTGGCAGTCTGTGTTAGAAATTTGCGCTTGCACTCATCTAAGATTGCTGATAAAATTGGCTCAACACAGCGTGCCATGTAGTTTAACATTGTACTTTCGTCTGCTGTTCCGTTTAGAATCTCCTCGGTTATGTTCAACTGGCTAAAAAGCATACTCGTTAGATACTCGATTTGACTCATTAGATGGTTTTCAGCAGGACGATTGAGTTGTGTTATCCTCTCAGTAGCATCAGTATAAGCTATCCCGTACTTCGACCCTGCAAGCTGAGTTTCAATGTCTTTCCGTCTTATCTCTGCTTGCTGACGTCTTAAATCTGTCTTCACAACGTAAGGAAGTTGAATTATCAAATCAAGTTTCCCTGATCCACTTTGTTCATCAATTGTATCAAGCAAGTTAAGTTTCCTAATCAGACGCTGCAAGACTGAGTTAGGTTCATTCATAACAGCGTAGAAAGGATTCTCAATGATTGCAATTGCTTTTTTCTTCATGACTAAATTTTCACGTATGCCAGTTTTTTCATTGTAAACACTGACCTTAACGCTGTCTGGATACCATTCTACAATTTTACCTGTTCGACAAGTGAAAATATCGACTCCACCAGTTTCGTTAATGTCTTTGCTTGCTTCAATTGGAACTATGGCAACACAACCCTCATCAAAGAGTGAAATCACCACATCCTGCATAAATGCTCTTGAAGTTTGATCTAAATTGGCTTCCGTAGTCAAAATATAGTTTAGAGATGAATTGATGTCTTCTTCGTACGCTTTATTCTCATCGAGACGCACATGACGAACTGAAATAGCAGCTACGTCAAGCGAAATACGGTTATAGATTGCAGTAACAATTGATTGCTCATTTATTTTGCGCATCCTAACCCGATCAGGACGAGAATAAAACACTTCATTACGATCTCTGTAAATATAAGGTTCTTTGTTCGTAAAAGCGTTCCAGGCGTGTTGAAACCAATCGCCAAGTCTAAATCTAGCTGGCATTATTCACGCCTCCTTAAGTCTTTCTATAAATAACTTTACCACCAAGTGCTATTGCGCCAACTTTTCGCCCATCTAAGCCAATACCACCAACTCTTCTGCCATCAAGTCCCATACCACCTTGAGAAGTAATATGAATTGTGTACTGAACTTCGTTGTATCCAGAAGCATTAGTTGCTCTGATGGTAAATATAAAAGTTCCTGGAGTGTTTGGGGTTCCTGAGAGGACACCTGTTGAACCAGTAAGTGTAACTCCATTTGGTAAACCTGTTTCTCCACCAGAAAGTGGACGGAGAGTGAAAGTAATTGGTGGATCGCCTGTTGCTGAGATAGTTTGGTTGTAGCTTTGGCCAATTACTCCATTAGGAAGTGTTGGTGTTGTTATAGTTGGAGGATCGGCTATTGTGATTGTGAATTGGCGCAGGTCAAATCCTTGTCCATTCGTAGCTCTTATGGTAAAATTGTACACTCCAGCAACGGAAGGTGTTCCGGATATAGTGTTACCACTTAAACCTAGCCCACTTGGAAAAGTCGATAACCCATCAAGTGTCCAAACAATAGTAGCATTACCTGTCGCAACTAAGCTGAGAGAATATGGCACTCCACGAGTAGCTGTGAGGGCGGGGAGTGTTGTAATAACAGGGGCTCCAGATGGGCCAACTCTAATTGAAAGTTGCTTGATATCATCTATTCCAGTGATGTTTGATGCTGCAATAGTGAAAATATACACTGTGTGAGGACCTTGAGTTACTAAAGTTCCTGATATCGTGTCTTCAACGAGAAA